ACGCGCAAATCACAAAGGTTGCGGCGCAGTAATGAACAAGCGTAGGAAGAAGACGCTGTACGTACAAGGTAATAGGCCATGACAACATCAGGAACAACCGCATTTGATATGGACTTCACGGAGATCGCTGAAGAGGCGTGGGAGCGTGCGGGTCGTGAAATGCGTTCTGGGTATGACTTACGTACTGCTAGACGCTCTATGAATCTGATGACCATTGAGTGGCAGAATCGTGGCATCAATATGTGGACGATTGACGAAGGCACTGTGACGATGGTCAAAGGCACAAGTCAGTACGATCTACCTGCCGACACCATTGACTTGCTAGAGCAAGTTATACGAACAAATAGTGGGAACACCACTACGCAGTCTGATTTGACCATAAGCCGTATTAGTGTCAGCACATACGCATCTATACCTAACAAGCTAACAGAAGGTAGACCGATTCAGGTTTACGTAGAACGTCTTAGAGATAACCCTAAGATCAACGTGTGGCCTGTACCTGACAAAAACGATGAATACATATTTAAGTATTACCGTATGCGGCGTATACAGGACGCGGGTACCGGCGTAGAGACCGCTGATATGAACTTTAGGTTCTTTCCGTGTCTGGTTGCTGGGCTAGCGTATTACATATCTATGAAAGAGCCAGAGCTTATGGCACGAGTACCCATGCTAAAAGACGCCTACGAAGAGCAGTTTGCCTTGGCAGCTGGGGAAGATAGGGATAAGACCGCTGCACGCTTTGTGCCGCGCATAAGCTATGTCTAATAGGTTTGCATCTACTAAAAGAGCGATTGCTGAATGTGACATTTGTGGTTTTCAGTATAAGCTACGTGAGTTAAAGAATTTAATACGTAAAGGGCGTGACACTAACTTAAAGGCGTGTCCCACCTGTTGGAACCCCGGTCAGCCGCAGTTAAAGCTAGGCGAGTTTCCAGTAGATGATCCGCAAGCTATACGAGATCCTAGACCTGATAGAAGTTTGGGAGAAGCGGGGGCTAATAGCAGTAGGCAGATACAGTGGGGATGGAACCCAGTAGGAGCAGGAGATGACCCCTTTGGGTTAACTCCTAACGACTTAGTAGCAACAGGGCAAGTCGGAACAGTAACAGTGACAACAACTTAGAGAATAGCTATGAAAAAAGATAGTAAAATCAAAGAAGTAAAAGATGCACCTAAGCCCGATATGAAAGGTGTAAAAACTACTGGGATCAAAGTTCGCGGCACAGGCGCTGCCACAAAAGGACTTATGGCTCGTGGCCCTATGGCGTAAAACATGAACTATACCGAGCTAAAAACAAACATTGAGGACATTTGTGAGCTTACGTTCACAGATGACCAGCTCGCTATGTTCACGAAACAAGCAGAGCAGAAGATATATAACGCTGTGCAGATACCCGCACTGCGTAAAAATGTTACTGGAACCATGACAGCGAGTAACGTATATCTGTCAGTTCCTACCGATTTTCTGTACGTATACAGCCTAGCAGTCATAGACGGCAGTGGTAACTACACGTTTCTGCTAAACAAAGACGTTAATTTTGTACGTGAGGCATACCCTACCAGCACATCAACGGGACTGCCTAAGCACTACGCTATATTCAATGATGACGCGTTTATTCTTGGGCCTACGCCTGATAGCAACTACTCGACAGAGCTTCATTATGGGTACTATCCAGAATCTATTGTTACTGCGAGCACTACTTACCTTGGAGATGAGTTTGATTCTGCGTTGTTGAACGGTGCTTTGGTTGAGGCTATACGGTTTATGAAGGGTGAGCCTGATATGATTGCGCTTTACGATAAGATGTACGTATCAGCTATGTCATTACTCAAGGTGTTGGGTGACGGTAAGTTGCGTTCTGACACGTATCGTTCTGGGCAAGCTAGATTAACAGTGCAGTAAGAAGTTATATGTTATTACAAACTCCGCAAATAGAAGTAGGTAATGTTTTCGTTGCTACTACAGAAAACAAAGGGCATGACCCTGAGTTTTGGGCACAAGCTGCCGCAGGTAGGATCGTCAGTGTGGGTAGCAGTTGTCACCCTGTGATAGCGCAACAAGCGGAAGCGTTCAAGGAAGCGGTCAGGGCTACGGCTCTACACTACATAATAGAAGCGATCAAAAGCGATAGAACGACTTTGATTGCCGAATTGGAACGTCAAGGCCATAAAGACATGGCAGACATAATTAGGAGTCTATAATGGCTATATCTACAGCTATGTGCACGTCTTTCAAGCAAGAAATACTTGTTGGCACGCATAATTTTACTGCCACCTCTGGTAATACGTTCAAGTTAGCTTTATACACAAGTTCGGCTTCTTTGGGCGCAAGCACCACCGCTTATTCAACATCTAACGAAGTGTCTGGTACAGGATACACAGCGGCAGGTGCAGCGTTAACCAGTGTGACGCCTACAACATCAGGCACCACAGCACTTTGTGACTTCGCTGATCTTACATTTAGTTCTAGCACGATCACCGCAAACGGTGCGCTTATATACAACGACACTCAGAGCGATAAAGCTGTTTGTACGTTAGCTTTTGGTGGGGATAAGACCTCAACTGCTGGCGATTTTACGATTCAGTTCCCAACAGCAGATGCGTCTAACGCGATTATTCGCATCGCGTAGCGAGTAGTATGTGGCAGATCTTAATGGGTGGGGCAGAGGCACTTGGGGCGAAGGCCCGTGGGGTCAAGCAGATCCTATTGAGGTCACAGGTGTTGCAGGCACTGGTGCAGTCACCACAGTCACAGTCAGTGCAGGCGCAAATGTTTCTGTCACAGGCGTTTCTGCAACAGGGTCAATCGGCTCCGTCACGATCATCGAAGGGTCGGGCGTTACTGTTTCCATCACTGGTGTTTCAGGTACAGGTGCGATTGGGTCGGTTACAGTTATTGGCGATGCAAGCACTTCGGTCACAGGTGTTGCAGGTACAGGCGCTGTTGGGTCGGTTACGGTCAGTGCAGGAGCTAACGTATCTCCAACAGGCGTTGCGGGCACTGGGGCAGTTACGACAACTACTATCTCCGCAGACGCAAATGTCTCGGTTACGGGTATTGGAGGCACTAGCGCCGTCGGCACAGTCACTGCTACAGGTGGCGCAGTTGCTTCTCCAACAGGTGTTGCAGGTACTTCAGCGGCTGGTACGGTTTCTATTGGATTGGGCCAAACGATTGTTCCAACGGGTGTCGCAGGCACAGGAGCAGTCGGGGATGTAGCGGTTGCTGATACCGTTATTGGCGTTACGGGAGTATCTGCAACAGGTATAGTTAACATTGTTAATGTTTGGGGCTTAGTAGATGATAGTCAGACGCCAAATTATTCAACTATATCGAATAGTCAAACACCGAGTTGGACTGCTGTTACCGACAGTCAAACTCCTAATTGGGAAGAGGTAGCTTAAATGGCAACTTACGTTAACGACCTACGCTTGAAAGAGATCGCCACCGGCGACGAGTCAGGCACATGGGGCACCAGTACGAATACAAATTTAGAGTTAATTGCAGAGGCTTTTTCCTTTGGGACGGAAGCTATTACGACTAATGCTGACACTCACACTACTACTATTGCTGATGGAGCTACTGACCCAGGCCGCAGTCTCTTCCTCAAGTATACTGGGACTCTTGATAGCACTTGCACCATCACTATAGGGCCAAACACGGTCAGCAAGCTGTGGTTTATTGAGAACGCAACCAGCGGATCGCAGTCGATCATTATCAGCCAAGGCACTGGCGCGAGTATCACCATCCTGAACGGTCAGACTAAAGCCATCTATAGCGATGGTGCAGGCTCCGGTGCTGCGATGGTTGATGCGTTTACTGATCTGTCTGTGCCTAGTATATCTACAAGCACCGCAGGCACATCTAACACTCGCATAGGAGTTAACACGGGCGACAGCATCACCTCTGGCGGCAACTATAACGTCTTAGTGGGCGACGAAGCAGGTACGGCTTTGACTACGGGCGATAACAACGTAGCCATTGGGTTTGAGGCGTTAAGCACAGAAGATGCTAACGGGAATAACGTAGCTGTCGGCTATAGGGCGCTCAAGACACTAAACGCTGGAGCAGAATCATATAGTGTAGCGGTTGGACTTGACGCAGGAACGTCCCTTACTACTGGTATACGAAACACTCTTGTGGGTGCTTTTGCTGGTGACAATTTAACGGACGCTGATTTTAACGTAGCTGTTGGTTTTGGCGCACTAGACGTTGACACGAAAGGTAGTAAATCTACAGCCGTTGGTTATGGGACTTTAGAGAGTCAAAATTTTACTACCTCCACAGATAGTAATAATACAGCAGTGGGCTTTGAAGCTGGGCATGTAATCACCACCGGACGTTTTAATTCTTTCATTGGTAGTCTTGCTGGGTCTACCGAAACAGGTGGATTTTATAGCACTGGCGTTGGTTATGGGGCTTTATTTAGTCAAAATGTAAATGGTGATGCACATAATACGGCTGTCGGATATACCGCAGGTGTGGCAGTTACGACGGGAATCCAAAACACTCTCATTGGTGCTCTTACAGGTGACGCCCTTACCGACGCCGACTTCAATGTGGCCATGGGACACAGCGCCCTTAGCTCTGACACTTTAGGAAGTCAATCTGTTGCCGTTGGTCACGGAGCCTTAGAAACACAAAACTTCACCACTGCTACAAATACGTTTAATACGGCGATTGGTTATCAGTCTGGTAACGACATTACCACTGGTCAGCAAAACACTCTTGTTGGAAGCCTATCGGGTGATGCGCTCACTGTAGGTACTAGAAATGTAGCTATGGGGGTTGCTGCATTAGGTGCGGATACAAAAGGAAGCAGATCAGTAGCTATTGGTAATGCGGCTTTAGCGTTGCAAAACTTCACCACAGCAACCGATGTATACAATGTGGCAGTAGGGGTTGATGCAGGCACAAACGTCACTACGGGAATCCAGAACACTCTCATCGGCGGCAATGCAGGTGATGCTTTAACAGATGGGGCAATGAACGTAGCAGTAGGTTATGCTGCTTTAAGTTCAGAGGATGGAAGCACGCAAAGTGTTGCTATTGGTCATAATGCACTTACAGCACAAAATACAGGTGTTACTTCTTCACACAACGTAGCAGTCGGATCACAGGCAGGTGCGGCAGTCACTACGGGAATCCATAACACCCTTATCGGGTCTCTTGCTGGTGATGCACTGACGGATGCTGATTATAATGTTGGAGTTGGATACGGCGCATTAACAAACGACGTTCTTGGCAGTCAAAGCGTAGCAGTAGGATATTTAGCGTTAGGCGCACAAAACTTCACCACAGCTACAGATGCTTACAACACCGCAGTTGGCATGTATGCAGGTCTTTCAGTCACCACGGGTGTTGAAAACACTCTCATCGGTGCCCTTGCAGGGGATGCTTTAACAAGTGGGCTTCGTAATGTATCCGTCGGTTTTGCGTCTTTAAGCTCCGATACACTAGGACAAAATAATGTCGCTGTAGGCTATGGCGCACTTTTTGCTCAAAACTTCACAACCGCTACGAATGCTTACAACACGGCGGTTGGAGCAAACGCAGGTGGGGCAGTCACATCAGGTACAGGTAACACTCTCCTTGGAGGTCTTGCAGGTGATGCGTTGACTCAGGGTGCGCGTAATATAGCAGTTGGCACAGCAGCTTTAACTAACGACACACTAGGTCAATACGCTGTTGCGGTTGGCTACGGCACTCTATCTGTTCAAAATTTCACTACCGCTACAAATAATTACAATATCGGAATTGGATATTTGGCGGGAGAAAACGTCACCACAGGAATCCGCAATACCCTTGTCGGCGCTCATGCTGGTGACGGTTTAACCGACTCTGATTTTAATACGGCAGTAGGTTATGGGGCATTAGACTCTGATACTTTAGGCAGTCAATCAACGGCAGTTGGTTATCAAGCCTTAACCAGTCAAAATTTTACTACCGCTACGGAATCCCACAATACGGCGGTAGGGTATATAGCAGGTAATGGACTTACCACTGGAAACCATACAACTCTCGTTGGGTCTTTAGCTGGGTATAGGTTGACCACGGGGAACCTTAACGTTGCCATTGGATCTGCTGCATTAAGTTCTGAGACGAAAGGTGATCGATCAGTAGCAGTAGGCATGAACGCTTTAACTACTCAAAATAACACCACCAACGTTGATGCTTACAACATAGGAATTGGGTTAAACGCAGGTTTTGCAATCACCACCGGAATTCAGAACACCCTCATGGGAGGAGAGGTGTTTGATACTTTAACAACAGGAGATCGTTGTACAGCAATAGGTTATAACCTTGCCCCAAGCGCCGTAGGTGTAGACCAAGAAGTAGTCCTAGGAAGCAACATTGTTGGAGGAGGAGCTAACACAGTCAGGATTGGCACCGCTGCTGGTAACGCAACTCTAAATTTAGACGGCGCAGACACCTCATGGGCAGCATCTTCAGATGAACGTCTAAAGAAAGATATTGCAGATTCTACAGTAGGTCTTTCATTTGTTAATGCTTTACGTCCTGTTACCTTCAAGTGGAACGCTAAAAACGCTGTTGCAACTACTTTGCCTCAATATGATGCAGATTCTTCAGATCCTGTATTTGGAGACGGAAAGGCACATCACGGCTTTATAGCCCAAGAAGTAAAGGCTGTCATTGATGCAAACTCTGATGTAGTCAACGGTCATAACATTTGGCATGAAGACCCAGACGGTACGCAGCAAGTTGCACCCGCAGCACTCATCCCAATGCTTGTAAAAGCAATTCAAGAACTTACAGCGCGTGTCGCCGCGCTCGAATCATAGGAGGACATCATGTCTGAAGAAGCAAGAACCGACGAAGAAAAAGCACAGATGTATCAGGCCATGCTGGGTGGCGCGAATGTCATCACAAGTGTACTTGATGCCGACAATGAGTACGGCAACGATCTGACCAACACTGAAAAGCAAGAGCGTGTGTTACGCAGTGCTGGTTATCTTGAATACGGCAAGGCGCTTGACGATTGGGGTTCTGAGGACTTCACCGCCATCGACTCTGCAGTAGCAGCCGCAAAAGCATATACACCATAAGGAAAAATAGACCGTGCAAATTAGCCTAGAAGAAAACGAAATCAATGCAATCCTAGCGATTCTTGGCGATCTGCCAAGTAAGTCAGGCACATGGCCTTTGATGATGAAGATTAAAGTGCAAGCTGACGCGCAACTGGTTGAGCCAGAAGAGAACGAGGAGGGCGAGGAAGAAGCTGCCGTCGAAGCCATAAATGGCTGAAATACAGTTTCAGATGCACTCGCTGCCGTCAGTGTTTCTGATGGAGCTGGACATCCCGACAGAGTTTGTTGATTCGTGTAACGATTACCTTGATGAGCTAGTTACACAAAACGATAAGGTCAGCGCAGCGCATACGCTAGTGGGCCAGATCAAGACAGGCGAGCAGCTAGTAATGGATCACGAAGATCCAAGGCTAGCACCGTTTTCTAGGTTCTTGTGCGAGATGGGCGTGACGTATATCAACCAGTTTATGGCCCAATCTGGTCAGGTGCTGGACGGTAACAGAA